GAAAAAACTTCAGAGTCGTTTTAAAAGAACAATCGAAGATGGTCATAGAACTGTCTGGATTTGTGGACACTCTCTAGGTGCAGCCATGGCAACGATATTTGCATCAAGAGTTGAACAAGTTTTTGACAATAGTATAAAACTATACACATATGGATCACCAAGATGTGGTGGTAAAAAGTTTATTAATTCTATTTCTAATATACCACACAAACGATTTGTAAATAATAATGATATTGTTACTTGTGTTCCTTCACGAATACGATTCAAACATCATGGAGTAAGACAATATATTACAAGTAATGGAAAAGTTGCAAGACTATCGAATTGGAGTAGATTCAAAGATAAAGTATCAGGGTTCTTTCGTGATTTAATCAAAGGTTCAATTGACTGGTTCTCTGATCATTCTATAGAAGAATATTCAAGTAAACTTAAAAACGTATGGAAAAGTAATACAAAATTTATAGAGGTATAAACAACATGATAACGTGGATTATACTTAGCATATTAAGTGCAGTTGTAGGTTCTACATTTTATGAGTGGTGGGAAGATACTAAAATGGGTGCATGGTTTAATAGAAAGTTCGACAATGCATTAGACTGGGCTGCAAAAAGATATCATATAGATTCACTCAAGAAGGAAGATAAAGGTTTTAACAAACTTCCTGAAAGAGTCAAAGAAGCAGTATTGTATTATGAAAAGATTCAAAATGATAACAAATAACTTTTTTTAAGGAGAGGTAAATGTTTAAAAAACTCGCAACATCAATTTTTGTTATAGGAGCTATGATACTCGCTCCGATTGTGGCAAGTGCAGAAATCAAATTATATGGACAAGGTACTATGTATGGCCAAGATGGTAGTAAATCTACAGATGAATTACAATGGAAAAGTAAAGCAAGTCGTGTGGGTATCAAAGGTACACAAAAATTGAATGAGAATTTGAGTTTCTTCGGTAAAATCGAACTAGGTGTCGATCTCAATGCAAGTGGTGCTGATAGTACTGTGAGTGGGCGATATGGATATATCGGTCTAAATCACAAAGGTATTGGTTCAATTAGTGTTGGCCGAGTAAGAAGTATTTTTGATGAGTTTGTAAGTGGTAATTCTGATATCTTTACAGTAGTTGGTGCTGGTTCTTTACAAGCACCCGGAAGTAAAATATCTGAAACTTTGAAATTTGAAAGAAAGCTCATGGGCGCTGACGTTGCATTTCTCGCTCAAAGTAAATCAAACAGTAATGATGGTATTGATTTCTCAGAAATAGGTGCATTATGGAATGGCATAGGTGTTGTTCTTGCATCAGATGATGTAAACAGTAAAGATTACTATGGATTAGGTTATACACTTAAAATTCCTTTTGTGAAAAGTCTATCCTTAGGATCAACATATTCTGTATTGAAACAAAAAAGTTCTGCAGATGTAAAAGCAATTGAACTTTCCGCTAACTACAAACTAGGAGGTGATCTATCTGTTCTTGCGGCTCTTGGTGATACCAATGCAGCCAATGATGATGGATTTTTAGCATTAGGTGTAGAAAAGGGATTGGGAAAAAACGCAAAATTATTTGTAGAACTAGAAAGAGATCGTGATTCAGATGACAATACATACGCAGCAGGATTTAAATTGGTATTCTAAATGGTAGAAACTGTTGATACCTACTATGGTAACCCAAATTTAAAACGATCTAATGTACAAGTTAATTTTACTGAAGAACAAGTAAAAGAGTACATGAAATGTCAAGAAGATCCAATATACTTCATTCAGGAATATATTCAGATCGTTCATGTTGACAAAGGTCTTGTTCCATTCGACTTGTATGATTTTCAAGAAGATATGGTAAAGACTTTTCACGACAATCGTTTTGTAATTTGTAAGATGCCTAGACAATCAGGTAAATCAACAACTATTATTGCATACCTTCTACATTATCTTTTATTTAATGAGACTGTAAGTATTGCATTACTCGCTAATAAATCGCAGACGGCTAGGGAACTTCTTGGTCGTCTGCGACTAGCATACGAACATTTACCAAAGTGGTTACAACAAGGTATTCTATCTTGGAACAAAGGAAGTATTGAACTAGAAAATGGTTCTAAGATACTCGCAAGTGCAACGAGTTCCAGTGCAGTTCGTGGTGGCACATACAACATCATATTTCTTGATGAGTTTGCATTTGTTCCTCACAACTTCGCAGAAGAATTTTTCAGTTCTGTGTATCCTACTATAACTTCTGGTAAAACAACAAAAGTTTTTATGGTATCTACTCCTAACGGAATGAACTTATTCTATAAGATATGGATAGATGCCGAAGAAAAAAGAAATTCATATGTTCCTATTGATGTGCATTGGACTCAAGTTCCGGGCCGTGATCAAAAATGGAAAGAAGAAACGATTGCAAATACGAGTGAAGATCAGTTTCGTAAAGAGTTTGAAACTGAGTTCGTTGGTTCATCAAAGACTCTCATAGGTGGACACAAACTACGTTCACTTGCATACAAACCACCAATATTTTCTAAAGATGGTCTTGATGTATTTCATAAACCAGAAAAGAATCGTGCATACACATTAATCGCAGACGTTGCAAGAGGTGCAGGTCTAGATTATTCTGCATTTACGATTATAGATCATACAGAAATGCCATACAGAATTGTTGCAAAATATAGAGACAATGAAATATCACCCCTATTATATCCAAACGTAATCGCTCGGGCTGCTCGTGAATATGATAATGCAAGTATATTAATAGAAAATAATGATGTTGGTTTTCAAGTTGCAAGTATATTGCATTATGATATTGAATACGAACACATGATATCTACATCAATGAGAGGTCGTTCAGGTCAAAGAGTAACAGGTGGATTTGGCAGAAGTTCTGCATTAGGTGTAAAAACTACACAACAAGTTAAAAGAATAGGTTGTTCTAATTTAAAAACAATCGTAGAAGAAGATAAACTTATTATAGAAGATTTTGATATCATATCAGAAATGACTACATTCTGTTCAAAAGGTAGTTCTTACGAAGCAGATGAAGGACATCATGATGATTTAGTAATGACACTTGTTCTTTTTTCATGGTTAACTACACAAGAATATTTTAAAGAATTAACGGACATAAATATTCGTAAAGAGATTTATGGACAACAAATGAATGACATTGAAGCAGATTTAACTCCGTTCGGCATTATAGATGATGGTATGAATGATGATTCTTTCGTTGATTCAAAAGGAAATCGTTGGACTACTGTTGAAATGAACAACAGAGGCTACGAAAACCCATCTTCACCTCTTTATTGGGGTTAGACCAAAAATCGAAATTTAATAAATATATTTAGAAATAGAGAAATCTAACTCGATCTAATACGATCTAATTCTGAATAAACTTTTTTTAGGAGATAAAACAATGCCTTTCGCATTAAGTCCAAGCGTAACGGTTGTTGAAAAGGATTTGACCACAATCATTCCTGCCGTTGCAACAACAAACGCAGCCTTTGCTGGTGTGTTTCAATGGGGTCCAGTGGACACTCCTGTTCTACTTTCTAACGAAGATGAACTGGTAAAAACATTTGGAGAACCTGACGCAAATACATACAAATATTTTTTTCAAGCCGCAAACTATCTTGCTTACAGTAACAATTTAAGAGTTGTCCGTGCGATAACTGGTAACGTAAATGCAACAAACGGTTCTGCTGGTCAATTAATCAAAAATGAAGAACATTATAATGCAAGTTTTTCTGCTGGTCAATCAAGTGCCATACCTATTACTGCAAAATATCCGGGTACTAAAGGTAACTCACTTAGAATATCATCTTGTGATACTTCAGCCGCATATTCTTCCACATTAACTGGAACAGTAAGTGTATCCGCAGCTGCAACAACTATGACAGGTTCTGGTACAGATTTTGATGGAGAACTAAAAGTAGGTGATATTGTAGAATTAAGACACTCTGCACCATATTCATATCAATATATAAAAGTTACTGCTATTGCAAGTGATACTTCTGCAACAATTACAAGTATTCTAGAAGGAACAGGTACAGAAAAAGGTGCTCTTGCAGCTGTTTCTAGTCAAAGTTCTACTATTCGTAAATGGGCATATTATGATCATTTTGATGCAACACCCGGAACTTCTGATTACGCAAATAACGCTGGTAGTACAGCACTTCTTGATGAAATTCATTTCATTATCGTAGATGAAGATGGTGAATGGACAGGAACAAAAGGTGCAGTTCTAGAAAAATTTGAATTTTTATCTAAAGCATCTGATGCAAAAAACTCAAATGGTTCTTCTAACTATTACGTTGATGTATTAAACAATCAATCTGCATATGTTTGGTGGACAGATCACCCAAGTTCTGGCTCAGATTGGGGTACTTCAACAACAACAAGACAAGCCGCAGCAGATGCGTTTGATGCACAAGGTACTGCATATTCTAGTCTTTCTGGTGGAACA